AGTAAAGTTGCGGAAGCTCTAGATGCAAAAGATGGCTTCGTTTGGTTTAAAACCGAGTAAATTTCTTAAAAAAATCAAAAAAACTTAATTCCCCCTCGATCGTCCCCCCTGCGTCCCCCGATCTCCCCCTGACCATAGTTCTAAAGTTACCTTAGTTTTTTTATTAACTAACTAATGGTTTCTCAACATGACTGAACAATTACTTCTATCAGAAAAATCCTTAGCAAGAAAGTGGGGAATTTCTCACAAAACCTTGCAAAGGTGGCGTTGGCTCAAAATGGGTCCCGCTTACATCAAAATCGGTGGCCGTATCAGGTACAGCACCGATTCCATCAAGGATTATGAGACTAGCAATAGTCACTTAACTCCACTTCCTCCTTCTACCCCATTATCAACTTCAATTATTTAAATATTATGAATAACACACTAACCATAGAGAGTGCTCGTCATATCCCAATCGGGGAATTATCCGAGCTAGAAATAAGTAAATTGGTGTCTTTGCAAAAAGATTCAATTGCCAATCTTGATCAAGCTAAACGATTAAAGGATTGGGTTGATTCAGCTATATCTCTTAAATATCAGAATAAATCAACTGAAACCAGACAGCTTCATGATAAAGCAACTGGCACAATCCACTTTAATGATGGCAATTTTAAGGTCACTTCCGTTGTCACAAAAAGAGTAGATTGGGATCAAGTAAAACTTAAAGAAGCTGTTTCAGAGATTAAAGAGTTTGGTGATAATCCTTATGAATATGTCACTATCGCTTACAAGCTTTCTGAAACCAAATTCAACGCTTGGCCAGAATATATCAAGAAATTCTTCAGACCTGCCAAAATCCTAAAAACAAGTAAGGAAACCTTCAAAATTGAAGAAATTAAGGAGGTTGGCCATGAATAATTTACCAATAATCAGCGCCGATGAGCGTCTAAAAGAAACTAGAGGAATTAAAGGCTGTATCTTTGGAGCCAGTGGAATTGGCAAAACTAGTCTGCTTTGGACTCTTGATCCAAAAACCACTCTTTTCTTTGATCTTGAGGCTGGTGACTTAGCGGTTGAAGGATGGCCTGGTGATACAATCCGTCCAAAAACTTGGGAAGAATGTTGTGATTTTGCAGTATTTATTGGCGGTGCAAATCCGTCACTTCGACCAGAGCAAAAGTTTAGCCAAGCACATTTTGATTCAGTTTGTCAGAAATTTGGTGATCCAAAATCTCTAGATAAATACGAGACTATCTTCATCGACTCAATAACTGTTGCTGGCCGTCTTTGTTTTCAATATGCAATGGGTCAACCAGAAGCAATATCTGATAAATCAGGAAAACCTGATACCAGAGGAGCTTATGGTTTACATGGTCGTGAGATGATTAATTGGCTCACTCATTTGCAGCATACCAGAGCCAAAAATATTTGGTTTGTCGGTATTTTGGATCAAAAGCTCGATGATTTTAATCGTAATGTTTATTCCCCTCAAATTGAAGGATCAAAAACTGGTTTAGAACTTCCGGGCATTGTTGACCAAGTCATAACAATGGCTGAGGTCAAACAAGATGATGGCCAAGGGGAAGATAGTTCCTATCGAGCATTCATCTGTCAAACACTCAATCCCTTTTCCTATCCAGCAAAAGACAGATCAAGGCGATTAAATGTAATTGAAGAGCCTCATCTAGGCAAGCTAATGACAAAAATTAAGTCAGAAGCAAAGCCCATCGCTGAGCATCTCCAATATTCAAATTTTAACAATAATAACTCAAATAAAGGTAAATAATTATGTGGAACGATTTTAACAATTCAGACAATCAAGCATCTTACGATTTAATTCCAAATAACACTCTAGCAAAAGTTAGAATGCAAATCAGACCAGGTGGTCATGATGATTCAAATCAAGGATGGAGTGGCGGATACGCAACCAAAAACCAAAATACAGGATCAATCTACCTTTCCTGTGAATTTGTGGTTTTGGAAGGTGAATTTGCTAGACGAAAAATATGGAGCCTTATTGGTCTTCATAGTGAGAAAGGCCCTGAATGGGCTAATATTGGCAGGTCTTTTGTAAAAGCCATTCTTAATTCTGCAAGAGGTGTAGCTGAATCTGACAATTCAGAAAAAGCACAAAATGCTAGACGCATTAATGGTCTAAAAGATCTCGATGGCATTGAATTTATTGCAAAAATCTCTGTCGGTAAAGATCAAAATGGTGATGGCAAGAATGAGATCAAATTTGCCATAACTCCTGACCATAAGGATTATGCTAAATTGATGGGAAATATTTCCATACCTCAGCAAGAATCCAATGTGCAGCCAAAAACTGCAGCAAATAATCGTCCAGCTTGGGCTCAGTAATCAAATAAATTAAGGGTAATTTAAAATGATACTGAGACCAAGACAGCAAGAATTTGTAAATAAGAGTGTTGCCGCCCTAAAAGAGCATGGCAACACTCTGGGCATAGCTCCAACAGGTGCAGGCAAAACTTTGATTCTATCCAAAGTCACTGGAGAGGTAGTTCAAAAAAAGCAAAAAGCTCTAATTCTTGCCCATCGTGATGAGTTAACTTCTCAAAACAGGGATAAATTTCTTAAAATTAATCCCAAATTTTCTACATCAATTTTTGATGCTAAAGAGAAGTCATTTGATGGTCAGGCGGTTTTTGCCATGGTGCAGACTTTATGTAGGCAAAATAGCCTGAACCAGATTCCTAAAATTGATTTTTTGGTAATTGATGAAGCACACCATTCAACATCAGATTCTTACCAAAGAATTATCGCTCAGGCGAAAAAGCTAAATCCAAATCTTCTAATTTATGGCGTAACTGCCACCCCCAATAGAAGCGATAAGAAAAATCTATCTGGTGTATTTTCTAATGTTTCTGATCAAATCAGAATATCAGAATTAATCGCATCAGGCCACCTCGTTCCACCAAAAACCTACATTATAGATGTTGGCACTCAAAGAGATTTAGACAAAATCAAAAAGACTGCTGGTGATTTTGATATGAAGGAAGTTGAGGAGATTATGAATAAATCTCCCATCACCCAAGAAGTTTTTAATAAATGGCAAAAATATGCAAGTAACAGAAAGACAGTAATTTTTTGCTCCACTATTAAGCATGCAATTTCAGTTGCAGAAATTTTTAATAATAATGGCGTCAAAACAGTTTTAATTCACGGCAATTTAACTGATTTAGAAAGGAAAAACACTCTAGCCGAATATGAAACTGGCAATGCAAAAGTAATTGTAAATGTCGCAGTTCTAACTGAAGGCTGGGATTATCAGCCAACTTCCTGTGTTGCTTTACTTCGTCCTTCATCATTTAAATCAACCATGATTCAGATGATAGGTCGAGGGCTTCGAGTAGTATGTCCAGATCTTCATCCAAATATTACTAAAGATGATTGCATTATCTTAGATTTTGGAACTTCTAGCCTAACTCACGGCTGTTTAGAAGTTGATGCAAATTTAGAAAACAACAAAAAATCAGATAAGAAAAAACAGCCAAATTCACAGAAAAACTGCTTTGAATGCAATGCTATAATTCCATCTGCCTCAAAAGAATGTCCTTTATGTGGAGCTGATCTTCATATTTTAGAACAAGAAGAGGCAAAAGAAGAATTGATAGGTTTTGAGATGACAGAAATTGATCTGTTAACCAAAAGATCAAACTTCAAATGGTGCGATCTATTTGATGACGAATCTTCCTTTATGGCCTGTGGCTTTAATGCCTTTGCAGGAGTTTTTCTACTAAATGATAATTGGCACGCAATTGGTGGCAGTGAATTTTTAGGAATAAAATTATTAGCTCATGGCTCAAAACAAATCTGTCTTGCTGCAGCTGACGATTTTCTCAATGAAAATGAAACTTACGAGAACGCCTATAAATCCAAAAAATGGCTAAATCAAGCAGCTTCAATAAAGCAGATAAATCTTCTACCTCATAAATACCGAACTGATTTTGGCATCACTAAATATAAGGCAGCCAATCTACTCAAATTCCACTTCAACAAAACAACAATCAAGAACCTGCTACTGGGAGGCATCTCATGAAAGTCTGTCAAATATGCAAAAGAGAAGCAGGAGGTTTTGGATTTATTCCACCACCACTTCGAGCAGGAGATCCAAGGAATCAAAGATACAGGAAGTATTTTTGCTCTCGCAACTGCCAAGAAATTTTTAGTAACCATTTTAAAGAAAAAACAATGATCGATTTAACAAGAAAGGAAAAAGATTCAATCGAATATACATTAAAGCCGCTTGGTGAATATGTGGCAGAAATAGGCATGGATAGACCAGTTTCTGATTATTCAAGAGAAGAAGTTCTTTGTCTAATTGAAGTGGCTGTCACCGCCTATCAAGAATCTATGCAGCAAAAAGAAGCTGACTCAATGGAGGATTTGCCATGCTAGATTTTAACCACAGACCAAAATTATCAGAGGAAATATCCGCTTTAATTGATAAGGCTCTAACAAAAGAGAATGAGCAACAAATTCCAAGAGATTATCTTGGAGCATCTCGTCTTGGAGTCAGTTGCAATAGAGCTCTACAATTTGAATATACCAAAACCCCAAAAGATGAAGGTCAGAATTTTACTGGCAAGATTTTAAGGATATTTCAAGCAGGACATGTTTTTGAAGATTTGGCAATTAAATGGTTAAGAGATGCTGGCTTTGAATTGGTCACCAATAAAGCAAATGGCGATCAGTTTGGTTTTTCTGTCGCTGATGGAAAAATTAAGGGTCATATTGATGGAGTCATAACAAATGCTCCAAGCAGCCTAAAGCTAAAATTCCCAATGCTCTGGGAGTGCAAATCCCTCAATAACAAATCTTGGAACGACACCGTCAAA